AGGGGCAGGGGGCGGGGCAGGGGATTCGTCCGGCGTCATGCTGGCTCGAGCGGCGGCCACCGCCGCCGCGGCCCGCGGCGCCTGGCGGTCAATCTCCGCCGGATCGGCGGACAACCAGACCAGCCACGACACGAACCAACGCCAGATCGTCATGATTCACCACCCTTGCCCGTGATCGACCAGGGGATAGCCGTCCTCACCGACCGCTCGTGACTGCACAAGCCGCGTCGGTTGCTCGGGCGGCGCCGGCTCGGCCACGAGGGCGAGCCAGAGCAAACTCTTGGCCGTCTTGACGATCCACCGCAGGACGGGGCGATCGGTCTCGGGCGTCGGCCGCTGGGCACCGCCCGCCAACCAGTAGCCGACGGCCAGGGCGGCCACTACCACGAGCAACGTCTTGCGGTCGAGCATCGAAATACCCTCACGGCGACAGAGACAACGAACCAGGATCGAACATCACGTCGGGGGCGGCCGGCCGGGCCTCCGCCGGCACCGGCTGCAGCCAGTTGCCGTTATGGAGATCACGCCACTTGAATCCGGTCTTCACGTTGCCAATCGCCCACGCATCACCCAGCATCCCCTCGACCACGCGACGCCGCGCCCAGAAGGAGCCCGCGGGCATATCGTCCGGCCATCGGTTGTCATAGGGGCCGCACCAAGACGGCCCCCAGGAATTGAGAATCAGAACGCAGTCGTCCGGCGAACCGTTGGCCTTGTAGCGGATGCCTAGGGCCACGAGCTGGTGCATCCACTGGCCGCTGGCTTCCATGATGCCCGACGGGCCTAGCTTGCTCGTGAACCCCTGCGAGCTGGCGAGCGTTACGGGGAACCCGGCTTCCAGGGCCGCCGCCAATTCCGCCCAGGTGCGGACGGCCACGACGTGACGGCAGGGCGATTGCTTGGCGACCTTCTCGAGCCCTGGCCGGCCCTTCTCGCCACCCGCCCCGTAGGCTCCCCAATCCTTGGCCAGCTTGGGGTCGTAGGTCGTCAGATCGAATCCGAGATCGGGAAACGGCTCGCGATACACGACGCCCCAATCCCGCAACCACTTCGCGGCACCGAACCCGGTAGCACCGTCGGACCAGCCGGCGAACGATCGCCCCATGGCCTGGCACCTGGCCCCGCCATAGATGGCTTCCGTGCTCGGGAGGATCGGTGGCTCCGCCGCGTCGCCCAGCGACCAGGCCACGCTCTCCTGGCAGTAGACAGCGTGCATCGCACCCCAGCCTATGCAGTCCCCTATGAGCTGCCGGCCAACCACGAACGGCTTTTTGTAGCGGGCCATATGCGCCCGATACATCGGCCGATAGAGGAACGTATCAACGCCACGGGCCTGGCGGATGCACTCGGCCCCGGCTTGGGCAAAGTAGGGCTCCGGCAGACTCGCCAGAAACGCCCGTTCGCCCACGGGGTCCGGTTGATACCCGAAGTTCCTTGGCGTGGGGCCGCCGGCGCCACGCCAGTGGACGAACCACGCCACGGCCACGCCGGCCAGCAGAGCCGCCACGAGCAGGCGGGCCGGCCGGCGGTGCGAGTAGGTGTCACCGGCAGGCATCGGCTGCAGCCCTCGCCACGTCGCGATATGCCGCCACCCATGCCGACCGCTCGGCGGGCGACAGCGGGCCACCGGCCACTCCAGCGGCTTGATCCAGGTAGCCCTTGATGGCGTCCCTGGCCAACGGGTGCCGCTCGCCGAGGCTGACGCCGCGGCACATCAGTAGCCGGGCCCGCTGACGGAGTTGATCCATGGCCTGGCCGGTCCGCAGGAGCGGCTCGGGGAGCCCGGCGTCGTACTCGAGTTCCGCCGCCACCTCCTCCATGAGCGCCGCCGTGATGGCCGCATCGACTGCGGCCGTGGGCCCGACGAACTTCCCGCGAAGGTCGAGCTTCGCGTCGGCCGGCGGCGGGGCCGGAGTCGGGGAGTCGGGAACGGCCGGCGATGAAACCCATGCGAAGACGGCCGCCACTCCCAACAGGGCGGCCGCCAGGTGCCGCCGGCCGAGGGCCGGCAGCTCCACGTCCGCCATGATGGTCTCGGCCTGACGGACCAACCACGGCCAGGCCAGCACGGCCAGCGACGCGATCGCGAGGAGGGCGAAGATCATGCGGCGGCCTTTCGCACCAGGGGCAGGAGGGACTCGACCGCACCGGCGGCCGCCATCAGCACGAGCGTCCGCACGGTTGGCCGGACGACCAGCCAGACGGGATAGGCCAGAGTCGGCACGGCCTCGTCGGCCACGGCGTCAAACAGCAGACCGACGGCCTCGACAACCCACGCCTTTTTCCTGGCCCCGTCCGCCGGGATGCTCTCGGCGGCCGCGATCACGACCCTCATGAGGGCAACCGCCAGCTCGCCAAACTCCGCCACCGAAATACCGCCGGCGGCGGCTTCCTGGGCGGCCAGGATGAACGATCGCACCTTCTCGGCGACGCCGGGCAGGCCGCTGGACGCAAAGACGGGAGCCTCGTGAATCATGTATCCACCGTGCTCCCGACGCCCACCACCAGGAGGTCGATCGACACGGTGCCGCCCGACGGATTGGCGATGTAGATGATGTTGTTCACCGCGTTCGTCACGGTCCAACCGTCTTGGTAGTCGCTCACGCGGTAGTCGCCGCCGCGGTTGACGCGGGCGGAATAGCCGGTCGTGTCGCTCGGCCCGATCGCCCCGACGAGGACGTACCGATTGGTGGTCGTCGTGTTGACGACCAGAAAAAACTCTTTCAGCGTGTTGATGACGACCTTCCCGCCGAACCCGAACGCCGTTGCCCCAAGGTTCAAGAGGTTCAGCGAATAGACCTGGCCGGCCGTGATGCTGACCCGGTCGCGCCACGCCACGTTCGCCTCGCCGGCCCCCGTGCCGTTGCCGACGGTCCTCGAGGTCTTGAGTTCCACGGACTCGCCGAGACTGCCGATCGTGGGCGAATCGGAAAACGAGTAGGTGAGTCGGGAATTGCCGCTCACGGACAAAGAGGTGGCCATCAGCTAATCAGTCCTTCCTCGTAGAGTCGTTTGGCGGTCGTGACGTTGCACCCCAGCTTGAACGCCAGCAGTTCCCAGAACGTGACGGACGGCCTCGGCCGGCTCGTGATGGACCCGATCCCGACGCCGCGACGTGGTTGGTAGTGAACGTGCTCGCCCGATGGCGGCGCCAGGGGCTCCCGGCCTCGGCCGGTAGTCCGAAACGCCGTCTCGTAGCTCTGGGCACGCGCGATCACGGGCAACGCTCCTACCCTCCATTGTACGGATGTTCACCACGTTTCCCGCGCGCGGCATCCCCACGAAACAGCGGACGGATGGTCATGCCGTGCGGCACTCCGCCAGCGTGGCCGCGTATCCGGCCAGGTCGATCGGCGTATCGGCGCTTTGCCGCGGACCGCCCGTGTCGCGGGCGATCTTGTCGAGCGTCATGATGATTGGCCAATCGTCCAGGGCGAAGGGCGGTGCCCCGGCCGCAAGCCTGCGGCGAATCCGCTCGGCGAAGGCCGCATTTAGCAGGCCGATCGTGATGGCGAAATGGTCCCGCGGCGGCCCGTAGGTTCCACGTCGGTCGCGGATGGTGGCGATGGCCGTTTGCAGGAGCCGCTCGGCCGGCGTGACCTCGGCGGAGGCCGGCGTGGCAAACACGCGAGGCTCCTTGATCCGCTCGTGCATGGCGTTGTGCTTCTCCTTGATGGCATCCCAGGCGGCGGCCATCGCCCCCTCGTCCATCGCGGCGACGCACCGCGGGGCATCCTCGAGCAGCTCGTCGTCCTCGGCGATCTCCCGGTCTGGATCGGCGAGCGGGCCGCGGGTGTCGATCGTCTGGCAGAGGGGAGCCCCCTCACAGCAGGCCGCTTCGGCCACCGCCAGCCGGCCCTCGACCGCCGCCCGCAGCTCGTGATTCGCCCGTTCCAGTTCCGAGATCGTGCCCATCAGCGTCTTCCTTTCTCTTAGTAGTCGAAACGCATCAGCGGCCAACGAGCCGCTGGTCCCTTGATCCCACGTCCCTTGAAACCGCCGGCAACGCCGCTCCACGTCGGCGAGGTAGTCGGCCGGCAGCGGCTTGCTCACGCCGGCCTCCGCTTCTCCAGGTCGCGGTCGGCGAATATCGGCAGGGCTTTCGTGACCTCCCGGCGGCCGTGATCGACCACGACGAAACTCTGGCACGGCGGCTCAAACTCCGCCTTGATGCGGATGGCGTATGCGTTCATCCCGATCAGCGACCCGTTGGAAACGTACCTCCCACGGAGCCAACCGAATTGGTGCCAGTGACCGAACAGGTCGAGGTGCGCCGGCTGCGAACGATTCCACTGGGCGATGGCCTTGTTCACCGGAATCGTGATGCCGCCGACGCCGCCTCCGTACCGGATGGCGTGGCCGTGGTGATAGCGCACAACGAATCCCTCCAGGTCGAGGAACCCCAAGTAGGACTCCCCGACTTGCCAGCGGACGTTTTTCCGCCGTTCCTCGCTCGCCAGGATGATGTATTGGTTCTGTTCAAAACTGTGGTCGTGCTCCGTGCTGGCCCGCGGCTTGCCGTGGTTGCTGCGGCCGTGGTTCCCCGGTTGCGTGACGACGACGACCTCGCGGGCCATATCGGCGGCCAGGTCGATGATGCCGCGGAGCCTGGCCGCGGCCCAACGCATGGCCGCATGGGGGGCCAGGCTCGTGGACTCCAGCAGCTCCTCGTGGATATGCCCCGAGATGAAATCGCCGAGGGCCGCGATCACGAGCCGGTCAACCTTCACCAGTTGCCGCTCGTGCTCGACCAGCGTGGCGAACCGCTCGGCCAGTTCCGTGATGCGGGCGTCGGCCACGTCGAGGTTGTAGCGGTTCCACTGGCCCGCGGCCCCGACCTCCTGGCCCACGGTTTCCTCGACGTGCCAATCCGACAGCACGACAATCGCCGTCGCCTGGTTGCGTCCCTGCTTGGCCTGGCGGGCCGGTGGCATCTTCTTAGTTTCGATGCCGGCCAGGGCGGTCAGGGTTGCCACTCGATCCCGCTCGGCGTTGAGGGCGGCCACTGCGGTCCGGTGCCGCCCGCGCAGGCTCGCCACCTCGGCCCGCAGCCTGGCGATCTCGGCGTCGGCCGCGAGCCGCTCCGTAGCGGCCACGTCAGCGGCGACGGCCTCAACTAGCTTCGACGTAGCCAAGTCTCGACCCCCTGTTCGCCTATCGAAATACCCTCGGACGCCAGGCCGGTGGCGATCGCCCTTGCGGCCGTCCGACGCCGGCTTCCCAGTGCCCCCGATTTCCATGCGGCCAGGATTTCCTCGAGCATGGCGGCCTGCTTCGGCGTCACCCGTTGCCACCACGGCCGGACGCCGTTCGGCGGGATCAGCGATTGAATCGTCTGCACGATGCCCTTGGTGGCCATTCAGTCGTCCTCGTGGTCGTCGTCCTGGCGGAACCCCTCGGCGTCGAGGATGGCGGCCGCCGTGCTGGCCACCTCCTCGACCGTGGACTCGCTCAGATCGGGAAACCTGGCATGAAGGATTTCGTGGAGGAGCACGTCCATCAGCGCCAGCCCGTGCATGGAGCGGTGAACGCGGATGGTCCGCTTCTCCCAGTTGCAATCGCCCTCGCGGTCTCGCGGGTAATCGACGCGGCGGATCGACCACCGCCGATCCCCGATGTAAACCCGCGTCGGCTTTCTACGCTTCGGGCTCATTAGTCGGTTCTGCCATGCCCTCAATAGGCGTCAACCCCGGTTTCGTGCTAGCACCGCCGATACCGAAATACCGCTGCCCCAGCCGATTCATCAGCTTGCGGCGGGCGTCGCAGTTGCACCCGTCGAGGCCGACGGCCTTGGCCGCAGCGTCGGCCCGTTCGGGCGTGATGCCGACGGCGGAGGCCGCGGCGGCGACGAGGTCTCCAAGGCCGGGCGTCATAGGAGTTGCAGCGTAATTAGATCGAACGGGGCTATCGGGTTGTCCCAAGTATCCGGCGCAAAAATCCAAGCCATGCGACTAACGTAGAAGTCGATGGTCACGGGCTCACCTCGCAGAAAGTTGAACCCGTTGTACGGAAATGGGGCGCCAGGAACGGAGCGGTAATTTCCGACGTTGTTGTTTTCGAACCCTTCGCTTGGATGGTTGCCTATGTACCGGACGCCATGCCAATACGCTGTACCGTTCATCCGCATCGTGATGGCCACCAAGGTCTGCCAGTTACCATCATGAAATGTTCCGAAATTGTATGAAGCCGAGCACGGAAGCCCCGGCGACGTGATGATGCTCGCCGCAACCTCGACGCGCACCACGCCCTGCAATTTCGCAAACGTCGTGTTTCCGAACAGTTCGACGTAGCGATCGCCCGCCCACCAAAAAGTTCCGTCTGCAAGAGGTGTTCCGTCGTCCGCCGTGTTCCCGAGCGTGACGTTGAGGTCTCCGGCCGTCATCTTCAACTTCGTGAAATCTTTTCCTTCAGCGGAGTTTGTGACGTGGCCGCGGCGCTTGCGGTATTCGCACTGCGTAAGTTGTATGTAAGGGAACGGATCGTCAACATTCTCTGGCAATATAGCAGGCGCAGTAGGATCGCACACAGCCAGCCCAGCATCAGATGGGAGTGCGCTGGGGATTTCCTGCGTGACAATGCTTGTCACGAGCGTTGCGGGAATTGCAACGTCGCACTCTAAAGATGTGTAATCGTCTGTAAACTCTACGTCGATCGCGTCAAAGATATGCCGTACACCAGAAGGGCTAAATGTATGTATTACACTTACGAACGACTGCAACTCCGCGGCCGCCCATGTGCCGCGCATTTGGTTTGTTCCAGGATAGCCGCCGTCTTTGCGGTTACCCCAAGTTCCTACATAAACAGCTACAACGGATTCCGCGCCTATGCGTTTGTGTGTCACGCGAACATCAAAAGCGACGTGCGAAAACTCTCGCGGCGTCACTCTCCATGGGGAAAAAAGGTCGGAATATACCTCTGTCCGTGCTGGCATTGTTGGGATCATTACTTTGCTGACGGACTGGCCATTGCGCAGCAACTCCAGTTCGTAGAAGAATGATTTCGGCCACTTGCACCGACCGTTGCTAATGCCGGATGGAAAAACATCGACTCCCGCGGCGTCAAACATCAGAGTCTTCCACGGGCGATCTTCTGCGTTATCGACGACGCGCGAAACACGAACCTCAATCGCGGCATTTTTGCCGTCTGCGTCGCACCCCCACCGAAACTTGGCCTTTACCGGAACTGCTTCGTAATCGGTGAACACATATAATTGATCGTTTCCGGTAAGCACTGCCGGGAAACGAACGTCGTATGTTGTATTGTCAGTCGTAATTTTATTTATAGCCGGCTTGTCTGCTTGCAACGTGATGGCAGACGACGCTGGAACGCAGTCCTTGTCGCAACACGCGCGGCAGTTGTAGTTTTTCCTTGGCACTACATGACCCCCACTGCCCACCGGTCCGAGTTGATTGCACCCGGCTGCACCCAGAGAAGATTCACCATTCCGCAGCCCGCGGTCTCGAGCCGGCAGACTCCGCCACCGCCCTTGACCTTGGCGAAACGGTGCGACGTGTTCTTGAGCTGCACCTTGCAGGCGAAGACGCCGCCCGTGGCCGCCAGGCCGAACGCACCGTCCTTGACGTTCTCAAGCATGACGACAAACCGGTCAGCGTGGTCCGCCACGGTTGGCGTGACGCCGGTGATGACAGGCCGGCGGATGAACTCCAACTCTTGGGACGCGCCATCGCTTGGGTTGATAACCACGCCAGACACGCCGAGGACGCTCCCACGCTCGACATCCTGGCCGCTATCGTTGCGTATGAAGACCGCGTTGGGAGCGGGCTGGATGCCTACGGAACCGGGCCCGTTGGTCGCGGGAAGGTTTCGCACACCCTCCATCAGCCGGTTCCATGCCGCGGCGGGGATTTGCAGCGATTGGCCCGGCTGGACGCTGCTATAAGGGTCTGGCACGGTTATTTCCCTGGCACGGCCGGGAAGCTGCCGCCGATGGCGAGGACACTGAAATCCACGGCCTCGTAGATTGCGTTGATGGCGACGTACTTCGGCCTGCGAAATATGGTGCCGGACGTTGCGGCCGTTTCGTACATGACGGACATTTGCTCCCAGCCTTGCTTCCCGCCCACCTCAACGTCGCCGACCTTGAAATATGTGTCGATGTTGGGCCGGGCGGAGAACGAAAACGTCAGGGACGCGGCGGTAGCCCCCCGGGTCGCTTCGCCGCGGACCCCCATGAACAAGACCTCTCCAGCCTTGAAGATTTTCCAATCCTTGTAGTTCACCTTCCCGGTCGCGTGGTACAAGTCGCCGATGTATTTGTTTGTCATCCGTTGCATCGGAACCACCCACGTCTCGGACCAGTTGAACAGCGGCACAACCTTGTCGATACCCTTGACTTGATCGCCCTCGACGTTGATCGCGCCTTGAAGGTCCGGTTTTGTTGCATCTTCGCCGGACCGGGCGTGAACCATTTGGCCAGACAGTCCGACGTTCGACCCCTGCGCGAGCAACTTCGCGTTGTTGTTCTGGTCGATGGTCTGCGTGATGTGCTCGGTTCCGCCGGTCGTGTCGAATGACAGCGTATTGGCGATCGAGTCGTCGCCACCGTCTTCGTTCTGCTCGGAATCTGGCAGCTTTACGTCGTAACTGGCCGTTATTTCGTACCAACGGTTTCCAAGACTGCGCACGTCAAGCCGGTTGCGGCGGAGGTCGCCGAGATACACCGGCGCAAGTTCGTTGCCCTTGGTTTCGGCGGCGTCATAGGACGCCATGCCGCTGACCAACCACCGCAGGCTCTTGTCTCGGACGAGGATGCCGTCGTCGTTGAGCGTCAGTCCGCCGGACTGCGAATCGAACAGTTCGATGACCTGTGGATATGCCATGCTGCGAGCTCGTCAGGTAAACGCCAGGGTGCCGGCCCCGCGGAGCGACCGTTCAATCCGGTCGAGCAGGGCCACTTGACGCTCAGACGCCGCTGCGGTCTTCTCTGCGGCGGAAACCATATCGCGGTCGTCACCGGCAACCGGGGCGGAAACCCCTTGCTGGACTGCGGCCATGGCGTTCTGGACGGCGGCCGGGTCGAAAGCCTGGATGCCACCCTTGCCGAAATCGGCCTTGTCGAGAAGGGCTTCGATCCCGTCGGCGGCCCGCTTCGTGTTGTCGGCGATCTCTGGCTGAAAGTCGGTTTTTGGGCCAATGCCGATCTGGCTGGCGATTCCGCCGGCAAACGTGGAAAGCACGTCGCCGAAGCCAACTGGAGCCGCCGCACCAGGCGATTGCGCGCCTGGCCCAACTTCCACCCGCTCGCGGCGCTTGGCGGAAGTCTTGTCCCCAGGAGCCTTATCCTTCGCGTTGGCGCGATCCCTGGCCCGTGCCAGGTCTCCACGCAGACCCTCGAGAGTGCCGTCAAAAAATGCGTCTCTTGCGTCATTTGCGGCCTGCCTAGCGTCGGCATTGGCTTGGCGAGCGTCCGCACGAGACTGCGCCCGACCGTCTGCACCGCCTGACTTTTCACGCTCGCGCGCAATTCTCGCATCGACTTCTCCGAGTGCTCGCTGCAGCTCTCCGGTAGCCCACGAGAAATCGAACGCGGACCGAAAATAGAGCCCCAGTTTTTCTAGCGACCCCTGGAGCGTGAGTATGTCGGCGCCGAACAGGCCCAAGAAGCGATCCACCCCCTCAATGAGCTTGTCACCTATGAATGACCCAGTGGAGGCCGCGGTGTTCTGGATCGCCGACCAAGCGTTGGAGAACAGTTGCGACATCTGCGTCAGCGCGATGGCGAGATTGAGGTTCATAATCTGCCAGGCCGTCCTGAAGTCGAGTTTCCCGACCGCGGCCATGATGGCGTTCACTTCCGTGCGAAATGCTGGCGACAACTGGTAGGTCGCCACCAAGATCGCAGCGATGCCACCGACGAAGGCCGCAACAATGAGCCCCACCGGCGTCATCAGAACAGCGAGCACGGCCGCCACGAGGGAAACACCGGCCGCAACAACCTTGAACGCCAGGCCGAGCGCAATCGCCGCGATCCCCAACGCGAGCATCCCGGCCACGACGCCAGTGACCACTTTTGCCGCAAGCGGGAACTTCTGAATCAAGATTCCGAGCACGTCCATCATCCACACAAGACCAGACACGACACTTCCGGCTGAATCGCCCAGCGCCTTGGCGAACGCGATGGAAAGACGCTGCACCCCAGCGCCGAGCCTCTCAAACGCCCCGCTCAACCCGCTCATGAGAATCTGGAACTTCGCGGCCACCGGAAGGTTGCTCTCCATGGCGTCCGCCATGGTCGTGAACCCTTTCGTCCCGACGTTTAGAAAGGCACCGACGACACGGATTCCGCGATCGCCGAACACGTCGGTGAGGACTTGATCGCGGACTTGTTCGTCAACGCCCACCAGCGCCTTCTCGAGCACTTCGACAATCTGCACGAGCGGCAGGATTTTTCCGTCCGCTCCGCGGAAACTCTCAACAGACAATCCGATCCTCGCGAGCGACTGTTGAGCCTCCTTGCTTGGCGACGTAAGCCGCACGAGCATCGTCTTGATGCCGGTTCCGGCCTCCTCGCCGCGGATTCCGAACCGTGCTAGGACGGCAAGACCCTGCGAAATATCGAATAGCGATTGGTTGAACAACGCGCCGGCAGAGCCGACGAGAGCAAATGATTCCACCATCGCCGCAATAGACGTTTCCGATGCGTCGGCAGCGGCCGAAAGGGTATCGACTGCCTCAACTGCAGACACGCCAAACGAGTTCATGGCCACTTTCATGAACACGGCCGCGTCTGCCATCTCGACGCCGGACACGCGGGCGAACTGAACAGCCGATTCGGCCGCCCCTGCCAGCACGTCCTTCACGTCCATGCCGGCCTTGGCCAGCTCGAGCATCGCGTTGGCGATCTTTTCCGGCGCCACTCCCATCGCGCGGGACAGTCGCAGCGCTTCGGCTTCCATCACCTTGACTTGATCGGCCGTCAGCCCGGCGGCCGCGCGCATCCCGAGAAGGGCGTCCTCAAACCCGGCGGCCTGCCGGGCGGCCAGGACTAGCGGAAGCCCGGCGGCCGTCCCGGCCAGCATGGCCTTCGTTCCGAATGACTGCATGGCCGATCCAATGGCCTTGAGTCGTCCGTGGACGCGGGCCATCGCCCGCTGGAACTGGCCGTCCTTGGCGAAGATTTCCACGAACGCGGCGCCGGCCCGAACGCTTCCAGCACTAGCCATAGTTCATTCACCAAACAGTTCGTGGAAGACTTCGGGCGTTATCAGCTTGGGTCTAACTTCCGGCGTTTCGTGGAAGGGGTTGAACTCGTGCGGCTGATACGGTTTCGGTCGCTTTTTGGGATCGCGGTGGATTGAATACTGCTGCGCTACGAGGCTCGACGTGTGATTCCATCGCTCGCGTTGTTTCGCCTCCGACGCCCAGACGAGGCCGCGGAGCGTCCACTCGCCGGGATGGACGCCGATGATTCCGGCAAGTTCGTAACAGAGTCGGTAGGGGTCGATAGGTTTTCCAGGGCCGCGTCCATCTCCTTCCCGAGAGCTGCTAGTCGCGTCTGCATCACCTCGACTGCCTTCTTTTCCGCCAACTTCGCCTTCTCGTAGGCCATCTCGAGGGCGGGCCTCACGTCGCTCCGGCAAAAAAAAATCGTCTCCTCGATTAGCGCATCGGCAGCGGCGTGGAGCGTGTCGGCGTTGAACGAATCGCTGAACTGCTCCGGCGAGATGCCCCGCTCCTGGGCCTGCTGCTCACAGACGACGTAGAGAACGGCACCGAGCTTGAACACGTCCGAAATGTCGCGAAGACACTGCTGCGTCGTAGGGAGGTCGAGCATATCGACGCCGGTGGCGGTCTTGACCCGCTCAAACGTGCCGAGCGTCCCGCGGATATTCCAATGCCGCCCCTCTACGTCGGTGAACGTCTTCATTTTCCGTGGCTCCACTGCTTCAAGGTGAATGTCGCCAGGACGGCATCGTTCAGCGGCTCGTCAGTCGAGGAGTCGCACACGATGAAATCGGCCGTCAACGGCCGCAGGCCGTTAGTGGTCGTAACCGTCACCACGCTGCCGTCGGCCTCGGCAGCTATCAGCTTGGCGGCGTCCGCCGGCTTGATGACGGACACCGTCAATTCCACCGTCCGGTGAGTGACTATCGTGGACTGCGAGCCATGCCCGTACCCGGTCGCTTCGACCTCCTGGGTGCGGCGGGACACAGTCACGTCGCTCACACCCGACAGGATTTGCCCGTCCAGCGTGAATACGCAGTCACGCCCCAGGCGAAACTTGTCAGATGCGCTCGGCACCACTCACCTCGCGTCAGGCGCCGGTCGTGCTCGGCGTCTTTCGCAGCGAAATCGTCCACTCAATCGCGCCGTCCAACTCCTGCGGCTCCGAGATGCTCATGACCTGGAACGTGCCGCTGGGCTGCGCCGGGCCGGTAGGAGACAGCGACATCGTGACGCTGCCGGTCGAGCCCACGGTTGCGGAGTGGTCCAACACGACGACCTCGATCGTGGTGTTGGACCGGACGAACGCGAACTCCTGCTCGTTTCCGGACCCGCGGGTCGTCACGTCGGCCTCGGCCGCAGTCTCCCGATTGACCGTGACGCTTTTCACGTCCTTGTTGGCGATCGAGCTTGCGAACGTGAACGAGGCGTCTTTTCCGAGGAAATATTTGTGGGCTTGAGCCGACATATGGGCGGTTACTCCGTGCGGGGGCGGAAATCGCCCACCTGTACGTCAGTATACCGCAATCAGAGGTTGCCGAAGCCGGCGCGCGGACCGATCGCAGCCTTGAATTGGCCTCCAAAGGGCTTCGCCAGGTCGCCCCGAGCGATAGCCCTCCGCATGGCTGGCTGCATGAACGGACGTGCTGGGTACGTCGCGCGGCTCGTGTGTCCGGCATCCACCCACTTTCCGGTGTTTCGCGGCTTCTGGCCAACGGAAAGACGCCAAAAAATCGGGTTGTATTTCCGTGGGTACTGCGGGACGTATTGCCACGTCGCAAGCATTTGCGTCCCGCCGAACTCATGAAGGTACGGCAGCATCTTGCCCTTCTGCGACGGTCCGACGACGGCCGAATGACTGATCGGGTCGTAGAAGTTCCAGAGATTGCGTCGAAACCCGAGCATATGGCCGTATGGAACGTGCGTGTGCGGTGGCGTCCCCGGTGACGACGGCGGCCGCGTCTTGATCTCGCGTGCCCTTGCTTCGATGGCACGTCGCGTCCGCGCCGTGAGGCCGGGAACGGCTGCGGCCTGGCGGAGATTCATGTTGGGGTTTTGCCGCATGACCTTCAGCTTGGGCTTGGCCATGCCCATCTTGCGAATCGACCGCTTTGCGTGATCCTTGATCCGCATGGAGCCCTTCGAAAGAGCCCGGTACTCCATTTCGCTTAGCGCGTTCTTGACCGCGTCGCGGTCAAAGAAGTTTTTCACACTCGCCCGCATGGCAACGCCGGGGATGCGGAAGCCGCTGCCGAGGCCGGGGAACAGGTTGCCGGTCGGAAAGATTGCCATGCTACGGTCCCGTGGGCGTAGAGTGATCTCGCGGCACCCGGTAGGTGACGCTGATTTGCGACAGAAATACTCTCCGGTCAGTCAGGGAATCGCGGTCGAACGTCGTGGCCATCGTGGCACCGAAATACAGTGCGTTCTCCGGCATGGTTGGCATGGTTAGCACGTTGCTGCGGATGGCGTCGATGATCTCCTCGGCCAGCCGCGTCAGGGCGTCGATCTCCGCGTTGGACCCGTCCACCAGCTTGCCGATGACCACGTCGATTTCGTGCGTGAATAAATCCTGGCCACGCGACGACCGCTCACTCTCAATCGTACCCGGCACCACCGACACCTTGAGGGTGCGTAGGTCCGGCCCTTCGTAGTCCGGCACATAGAGCCGACGAGCCGTGATCGACTCGTATGGCGGCGAGAACGTGTACGCGGACAATCCATCCGCAAGGGCTTCGGCGATCTCGACTGCGACGGATGGCATGACTATGCGGCCCGCGGGCCTTGCTCCTGGGACTGTTGCTCGAGGATGGCGAGATTCGCCGCCAGACGTTGATCTCCTGGGCACCGCTTGAACGCTTCGCGGGCGTGCTGCAGGGCTTCCGACGTGAGGTTCAGCTTGGACGCAGCGATGCAGGCCAGGTCGGGGGCAGCGGCCCCGTAGGCCCGTGGATCGCTTGCGTGGCTTTGGCTATGCGCTGGGCAGAACGCAGCATGGCGGGCGTAATAAAGGCACGACACCCAATCGCCCATCTTCTCGGCCAGTTCCGCGAACGCCAGGAACGCTTCCGGCTCGCGAGGGGCCGCCATGATGGCCTCCAGAAGCCGCGGCTTGGCACGGTCCGGCTGGAGCTTTGCCAGCATCCGGCAGGCATAGGCCCGCTCGGTGGCCGCCCCGTTTGGCATGGCCAGGTATCTCTCAAAGGCTTCGGCGGCCTCGGCGTCGCGGGCATAGTCCAGCTCGCGGGCGAGATACCAGTGCATCCGCGTGTCCAGGGGATTCTCGCGGACCGCCTGGCGGAGCAGCGTCAGGTCGCTTTTGTGGGTCTTGCCTGGCTGGCGGTGATGCCGGATCGTGAACCCGTCGAGTTGCGTCTGCACCTCGTCGCCACTCCAGCAGGCCAGACCCTCGTGCGTCGCCCCCACCCAACGGTAGCCGGCCCGCAGATGGACGCGATCGGACAGGAATCGGACGTTCTCGGACCACTGATACCAATAGCGGCCTTTCGTCGTTTCCGGCCGCCACGCGGCCTCGAGGGCCGCCCGCCATCCTGGGTCGAGGACTTCGTCCAGGTCGAGCCGGATGGCCACGTCCACGTCGGACGGCAGATGGTAGAGCGACAGGTTGTGGGCATCGTCCCACCGCCACGGCACGGGTGCCCCGTGGGCCACCTCCACGCCGCCGGAGTGGAGCAACTCCACCGTCGCGTCGGTCGAGCCCGTGTCGGTGACGACCCGCACGTCGGCCTCGCGGCACGAGGCTTCCCACGCCGTGACGTTCGCGGCTTCGTTCCTCGCTAGTGCGTAGATGCCGATTTTCACAGGAACAACTCCATGGCGAACGCCCGTGCCTCGGCGTCCCTGGCGGCGAGCTGCTCGAACGTGGCCGACCCGCTGAACGTGGCATGGCCGCGGCCGGCGTCGAAATCGACGCCCACCACGTCGCTTTGGTAGGCCGTGGCACCGGCTTTCGCACACCGCAGCCAGAACCCCCAATCAGACCACGCGATTCTGGGCGGCCCGCCCACCCGCAGCCACAAATCCCGCCGTACTGGGCAGGAGCCGGCAAGCGTATTGGCCCTCTGAAGTACGTCGGGGTTCCAGTAGCAATTCCAGACGTGACTCCCGACCTCCCGCTGATGCCACACCAGAATCTCCGCCCCAGCGGCGTCGGACTTGACCAAATCCGTCAAGGCCGTTGGCGTATAGCAGTCGTCCACGCCAATGACGCTGACCCACGGCTGCGTTGCGGCCTCGACGGCAGCGTTGACCATGGAAACAACGTCTGGCTTGACGCACGGCACGGCGACGGTGCGGACGGTGGCCGGGCCCGGCAGCAGACCGAGCGGCTCGGGACAGGTATGGGCGACGACGACCTCGGCCGGGGCCGGCAGCATGGACAGGACGGCCGCCCACCACCTGGCGGTGAACTGTGCGTAGCGGTTTCCCGGCTCGCCGAACGCCGTGACGATGATGCTCACCATGACGAGTACCTCGTGAACATGGTCTCGTCGTGATTGGCTCCGTAGAGGAAGAAGTTGTCGGGATTCTGCCGGTAGACCGTGGCCCAGGTGTTGACCTCCCAGGTCGGCGGATTGGTGGCCGCGTCTAAGACGTTGCTATGGAACCAGAACGCCAGGGCGCGGGGGACGACCAGGATCGTTCCAAGAAACGTCCAGTTGATGCGGTCCGGCGCCGGAGACTGCACCCCGAAAGACGGCGACACGATCCGCGTCGGTGGCGTGGCCGCCACGGCCTCGAGCAGTTGCGTAACGTGGATGGGATGAATCTTCCGGTTGTGGAGCAGGCCGTAGTCGATCCAGACCAGCGTTTCGGCCTCCATCGCCCCGGCCGCCCTGGCGATCCACCGGCTTTTCTCGTGCTGGACCGCATGGTATGCGGCCGTGTCCTTGCCGCCCGGCTCCACCGCCATGCCGGCATCGGCCATCCAGTTCGCCATCCAGCAGTCCGCGAGCGGCTGGCGGAACGCCAAGGACTTCCCGCACAGGGCCAAGAGCTGCGACCCAAGTGCAGCGTAGTCGTCTGCCGAACGGTGGTCGCACGGCAGCGGGACGTAGCCGGTGACAACTGCCACGCTCATGTCAGCACCGCCACGCGACGCAGGCCGTCGTTGATGAGTTCCACGGTGCGGCCGGCCTCACGGGCGAAAACGTCCACGGCCCTGGCCACCTCTGGGTTGCACACGTCGTCGGCTAGGATCGCGCGGCAGTGTGCCACGAGCCGAAGGTCGGCCAGGGCTCCTGCGTAGGAATGATCCCCGTCAACGTGGGCGAAGCAGGCCGGGGGCAAACTCTTGATCGCGTGGGAATCAACGATCACCAGCTCCGCGTCGATTTGGTGCCGCTGGATCAGCGCCTTGGCGTGGGCCAGGCAGTCGAGCGAATCGTCGTCCATGCACCCGTCGATGCACAAGAAGGACGCCCGCGGGGCAACGGCGTTGAACACGAGCAGCGAGTAGCCGCACCGCGTCCCAATCTCTATGACGCGGCGCGGGTTGTACCGCTCACAAATCGCCGCTTTCATCGCGTAGTGGCCAATCACGGCCTGGTCGCAGAAAAACCAATCGTGCTCCCGCCAGTTCGCTTCTAGCAGGGTTTTTGCTCGGTCGAAGGTACGGAGCGTAATGGTCATGGTCGCGTCAGGAGGTTGCGGACCTCGGGAACCGTCAGCTCCACGATCCAGGCTTCGGCGTCGCGGACGCCGAAACTCGCCACGAGCCGGTCGCCACGGCGGGCCAGACCGGCCGCAAACTCAATCGCTCGCGTCTCAAGGAACGCGAACGGCATCGAAATACCCGTGATCGCCCACGAGGCTTCCGAATCAAACTCCACGAATCGGTGCTCGTAGATGCGTTTTCCGTCGTCTTCGGCGACCTCGTGAATGAGGGCGAGCCACCGGCTTCCGCCGATCGGGACGAGCTGCGACCCGCCGCGGAAGCCGGCCGCGATATGCGGGGAAGGGGCGTGACGCTCGACAAGCCATGCCCCATCATGCTCCGCGACCGTGGCCACCTGTCCGCCATCGTTGCAGGCGTAGAGCCACCGGGCCCGCCCCAGAATCGGCATCCAGTTCTTTTCGTGCCGCTCGCCCGTGGGATGGCAGCGGATGCTATCGAAATACCCGACGCCGATGCGGCACGTCCCGTCGTAGGGGGCAAAGTTTCGCACGGTGGCCGAAAGCAGGGGCCGGCCGTCCACCTCGTTGAGCCGCACGTCCTCGAGCCCGTCCACCGGGAAAGCCGTCCGCTCGTAGGCGGCCGGCATCCGCTCGACGTAGGTGGGGGCCATGTCGTCGTCCAGCGTGACGAGGAGGTTTTCGGTGCGGATGACGCCGTTATCCTCCGGCGGCATCTCGTACCGACCTTCCACGATGCGGTAGTTGCTGGAACGGACGTTCACGATCCAGCCGGACGTTTCCGCGATGATCGACGGATTGAACAGCGACCACCCAGGAAATGCCGGCTCCACGTCTATCCGGCGGAATCGCGTGCTCGCCAACTCCTCGAGCCGATGCGTGTACCACGTCCGATTCCTACGCACGACGTGCTCCATGCCGTCCGGCAGTTTCTTCCGCAGAAGGGCTTCACACGCCCGGCGGCCGGCTTCCATCTCGCCGCAGTAGTAGGCGTGGACGGCCACGCCGTGAAGATGCTCGATCATGGGAACAACCGTACACCATCCGCACCACGCGGCAAGATGGGTTTGCCCTAGGTTTCCGGCGGCAGGAGGGCCGTGACTTCATGCCATGGCAGCACGTCCACGCTCGCGAGCAGCACGGCCTTGTCGGCGGCGGCCCACATGGCGGCCAGGAGGCCGCCGGGACCGATTTCCGTCAGCACGTCTGC